TAAGGTTGTGGTGGATTTGAGGGAACAAACAGAAGTTTCTGTTAGTATCCCTTTTGTCTCACTAACACCATATAAACATAATAGGACTATGCTATTGAGATCTAATGGAACACGAGATCATGCTGGCTTTCCAAAGTCTGAAAATTATACTCAAACTAATGACTATTGGTTTACTGGTACTATCGTGGTTAGTGCTATTACACCTCTTGTTTCTTCGAACGCTGTTGTTTCACATGAGATTGATTGCATAGTTGAAGTGAAGGCAGGTGAAGATTTTGAAGTAGCTGTTCCCATTGAACCATTGTGGTTCGCTGTGGACGATTACAACAGAATTGATCCTCCTCCATCTCTTACTAGTGCGGCTAGTCTCCCCGAACAAACAAAGACTGTCAATGCTCAATCTGGCTTTGCCAGTGCAGGCACACAAGACATTCGTTCGTCTTACATAGAGGGAAAATTCACTCCCCAAGATATTACTGGAATACCTTCTAACCATTCTAAATCAACTAAGGATGTTTCTGAATGCATTGGTGAAAAGGTTTCATCTTTCTCTGAATTGATAAAGAGGACAACCTGGACAGCATTGTGTGATGGATCATTCACATTCTCACCTTACAAATTTGAACTACCTACAGTTGACGTTACTACATCTTATCCTGATCCTGACACTTACTCACGAAAAATTTCTTACACTTCTGGCAACAAATACTACACATCTATGATAGCAGCTATTGCACGTATGTATGCTTTTTATCGGGGCGGTATTAGATATAAGTTTATTTTAAATAAAGTAAAGGAAGGTCAACCTTTGTGCGAAGTTTCAACATTTGCTCGGGCTTTACAGAATGGTGATTTTATAGAATCTAAGGGACAAAATTATTTAAGTTATCCTGCTATGTATGAGCAATCTAATGTTAAAAACGTAGTGGAGGCGGAATTTCCGTATTACTCCCGAGTCAATACATCAGTTGTGAATACTAAGGTGCTTAATAATAATATCTCTGCGATTACACCAGATTATATGGTGCGGGTTGCAAGCAATGCTACGAATGTCTTAGTAGGCAATTCTGCTTCTGACGACTTTCGTTTGGGTTTCTTTTTAGGAGCTCCATTTGCTTTTCCTAATCCTACATCTGGCCTACAGAACACCACTTTTGTGCGCCCTTCTTTCTCTCTCCTTGTGGCTGAATAGGTTACAGGGATTTCTAAACACCTTGTCTTATCCAAACTGAAACACAATGGTGGACCTTGATTTTACTTTCCT